TCGTCTACGACGACACCCTGAACCACAGGCATTACGTTCGTGGACATACCGAGTATCTCGTGAACGCCTGAGAGATTCCCAAGCTTACGTGCGAAGTTCTTCACGTTACCCGAGATGAACTCACCGTTCCCACGTGTGGACATCTTCGTGATGCTCACGCTACGTCTGACCCCGTCGAAGAACCGGTCAAGCTGTTTGCGTTGCTTCTCGCCCGAACACCCAGCACGTTCGTAAACGTCTGCGTAGGTGTCTTGTGTAGCCGACTTGCGACTGACTAGCTCGGCTTGTAGCTGGGCATCCGTATACCCAGCTAAGCCCTGTGTGTCTGTGTTCGTTGTCACATTTTTCACCGTTCCTCAGTAGGGGGCTTTCTTTATAAAGCTTTGCTTATCGACGATAACATCGACGACAACGACACGCGTATATCGTGAGGCGTGAGCGATTGCAGATGGTTCCGATGGCTGGGTTTCCATAGGCGAACGAGCGGGATTACTGCCTACGTAAGGGTTTTATTCCAGAAGGCCCCAGGCGGGCGCGCGCGGGCGCGGGAGCGGGATAGATAGTCAGTATGGATAAAATAAAGTAAGTAGAGCCTGTGGGGGCCGAAGCCCCCGACTCCCACACATTCTGTCTAAGACAATAGCTGGTCTAAGGTTTCACCCCAGATTAGCATATATTTTTTGTATTTCTCCAAACATCTTTTACAGTTTATGCGTTTTATGTCCCTGTCTTTTGCACAAATATACTCCTGTCGAGTCATTTCGTGTCCACAGAAAGACATCTTCTTATCACTGAGTATGTCAGTCATATGTCTTCTTCTCATAGTTCTTCCTCCTCTATGGTTTTTCCCGATTCTAATTTAGGTGAATAAGTTTTCATAAACTCTCGGTATTCTCCACCTACATTCTTCCGTTCGTTATATTCACGAACTAAATCCAAGCCTTTATCTGTTATTTCCCACAGTTTTTTAGCCATTTTCTATCCCGAGTATGCCGGAGCATAACTCTATAGGAAGACGAAAGTCGGATGCTCCCTCCACTGACCGGCCTTGACCAGCATCAGCTTCATAGGGAGGAGCAGTTTTATGTCTTGCTCAGGACGATTGACACACTGCCTATGCCTTCAATTTCTTGAAGACCGGCTTGACTTCCAGACGCCCAGCATTAAACTGAGCAAGGACATTATCCTTGTGGGCTGTAAGGCCCCACTTAGTGCCGTCCTTCTTAAGGCCACCTTTCCTCCACTTCTTGCCTGCTTTACACTTAGGTGCTGGACAGGAACAAGAGTAAAGTTCTTGGTTGCTCTTGGTCTTTCTAGTCTTACTACCTTTCTTTCTGTCATTGCTTAAAGCTCTTGAAAGATTACCCTCTGAACGCTCTAACAGAGCATCCAGATGGGCCACAACTGTTTTGAGCTGACGCTCAATTTTGTTGAGTCTAGTTTCGACTTTTGTTGCCATTGGTTTTACCTCCTTTCGTTGGTGATGGTGACTAAACCTTGACTAGTCACACGTAGGGTAGGCTTTTCCATACCACTTTCTCAGCTCCAGCTTCACTGCTTCAACTCGGCTTTTGCAAAACTACATCAACGACACTTCTTATATACTTTACTCTTAAGGCTAACATCGAGGATAGAACACTTCATTAGATAGAGATGGGTATATAAACCAAAAAATTCCGATTGACATCTTTAAAATTAGTCTTGATACTGCCTCATCGGTCCTCGTGACTGTGCTTGGGACGTGCATAGGTGAGTTCGGAGCCGACCAGAAATTTTGAAACCTATTTTTAATAGCTAAGCATTTGGCAGAGCGATATTTGAGGGTATTCACCAATAGACTTATATAGTTCCAAATATGTATATAGGGTAACTATGCCTAACAAAGAGCACGGTTTGAAAAAGTACAAGATAGTTAACGCACTTACAATGGATAACCCATTGTCGTTAGTAGAGAAAATTAAACAAGTTCCTGAAGACTATGAGCGCTATAAGTTCTACTTATGCGAACTTGACCAGGACCCTGGATTATCTTTGAACATTATCGAGACCAGCCGCGTTGCTGCAATGTTAATGCAATTAGAACGTTATGATTCTTGGTCGTATGATAAGAGCATAGACGAACTTCTTAATTTTGAAACGACTAACGAACGTATGCGAAAAATGAATGAGTACGTACTCAATTACTTACAACGTGCACGTAATACCACTATAGTACAAGACAGTATTGGAGCTGCTAGAGACCTTCTAAAGGAGCTTAAAGGCGAAGATGGTGACTTAGACGTAACGTGGAAGAAACAACCAGAAATAATAGACATAGAGGTAGAAGAAAATGACAAATAATACAACAGCAGATAAGAATTTGACTGCAACAAATGAGACAGGTAATATGACTACAGGAGATGACTCCGACACAATGTTGAGTGGTCTTATTGACGTTCTCATAGGTTCGCCAGTACTAATAGGTCTTCTTTTGGTAGTCGTTGGTGCAGGGGCTGTAGCTTACTACAAAGTTCCTGCTTTCAAGATGTTCGTAGATGTTTATGCGTCTAAGCTTTTAAGCAAGCACGAAGCAGAGATATTAGAACTTATTGAAAAAAATCTAACGCCCAAAATGAGAGAGAAGCTCTCTGTAGAAGCTGAAAAGCATCTAAAGAACGAGATTCTTGTACAGGTTATCTTAAGCAACTTTGACCACACGGAAAAGAAAGCTCAAGGTACTGTCAAAAAACTTATACGAGATTTAGCTAAAGAAGCATAATGTTCGATTTGGCTACCGTTCTCGTAGAAGCCAAGAAGACTTTAGAGGAGGATTCCGCTACGGACGTACGATTTACTCACAATTACGAGATATTTAAGAGGTTCGTACACGTTGCGGAGTCGTCTTCAACAGACGAAGAGTTTCATAGACGCATATTGACTGATTTTGATTTGTTTTGTGTAGCGTATGTGAGACTAGATAACCGCAAGCCTATGTTTCCTGCCCCCTGGCAGACTGAGGCTGTGGCTATTTTTGAAACTAGAGAGGTCAATTTATTCATTGAACCTCGTAAGATAGGTAAAAGCGCGGTCTTGAGTGCATATATTCTTTGGAAGATGTGTAAAGAGGCCACGACTAGAGCAGTTATATTTGCTCCTACCCAGGACCAGCTTTTCATTATGGAAGATATATGGAAGGCATTAAAGCGATGTGATTATCTAATGCAGACTTATGTGCAACCACAGGCTAAGATGGGTGATAGAGGTACCTATGGTAAGGAATATATTCGATTCGGGTTTAACGAATCCGAGGTTGTGGCTAGTAATTTAGCGCAATCACAGAAAGCAGACAGTAAAAGAGGTAACAAGGGGTCTCTTTTCGTCGTGGATGAGATAGAGTTGGTTACAAAGGAAGTAAGAACTACGGTTATTGACGATATGATGGCCGATACTTACACCGAAAAGAAGATGATAATGGTAGGAACACCTAAGACAGTGGCCAATCCAGAGCTAGAAATAGAGTGGGAAGCCTACTTAGAAGAGCCCGAAGAGTACGGAACACACCACATTGACGTCTGGGACGCCATAAAACAGGGTGCAATCACCCGTAGCTATATAAAAAACCGTTTTAAACGTCTAAACATACCCTGTCAGTGGGTTTTGAAGAAGGGATTATGTGCCCCGCGCGACCTAACAGAGGAAGCGGAGATAGATGGGTGGAAGTGTAACAAGTGTTGTATGCTAAATGAGGACTTTGTTGCGGAAAATATGGGAGAATTCCCCAAATCTGCAGGTAAATTCTTTCCGAAACTGTTTTTGCAGGAGTGTGCTAACGAATCTTGGGACTTAAAAATCAAACCAGAGGCAGGTAGAGAGTATATTATGGGGATTGACTACGGTTTGTTGCTAAACCCTACGCAAATAACGGTGTTCGAGGTAACAGGGGACCGCGCACGTCTAGTATTTTGGGAAGAAATAGCCCCCACGCCCCCAGAATCAGGCACAAGAGACTACGACCCTATTATAGAACG